ATCAAAAATAGAATTTTCCTCACTTCTTTCATCCTCGAAAGAAAATATTCTTTAAATATTGTAACAAAAAAAGATATAGAAAAGAGTACTATAAAAATCAAAAAGAAAAAAATAATAAGAGATAATAGACCTCTTAACAATAGAATTACTAAAGAAGAGCAAGAACTATTTCTAAATGCTTTTGAAGATTTATCTATTTAAGTTTCATTTAAGTCTAATATGCTATAATTTTACATATCAAAAGACAAAAAGGATTTAAAATGACTAACAATGAATTTAACTTAACAGAAAAAGAACAAAAGTTTATGACTGAGTTTTTACAAAGTAATGGGTGTGGTGCTAGAACAGCAGGTGAACTTTTAGAAGATAATTATAGTTGTCAAGCATTAGAAGACCTAAGAGAGTTTGACTTTTCAGCACATCAAATAGCTGGTTTAATTTCATCTTTAGAAGAAAAAGGTTGTATTTGGAAAGAAGATAGAGATGGTGATATTTGTACTTCTAAAAACAGATTTAAACAAATGACTTTTGAGCCTGATTTATGGTGGGTATCAGAAGAATATTTAGAGAGTTTACCTTTAAATGAGGCTTTTTAAGCCTCTAACAGAAAGAGATATTATGAAAAAAAGACATATTAAAACAATACCTGAAAGATTTGGTGTAGATGAATATATCAAAGATGAAAAAGACATTCTAAAATACAATAAATGGTTTAATGAAAAAATAAGAGAATATATTAACTTTATCAAGAAACAAGATAAAGAATTTGATATAGAAGAATGTTTATCTTTTATAAATGTTTTTCCTTTAGGTGTATTTTATTTAACAGCATTAGGTACTTACAATGAAAATGATAAATACCCAAATGGAATTTTCAAAGATGGTAAATGGTTTGGGTATTGTGATAGAGGTGATAACTACACATTCAACAATGATGATGAATTTTGTAAAAGAGTTGTCTTAAAACAAAAAGCAAAAAAAGGTGATAAAGATTATATGGAATATCAAAAATATTATGTAATCAAAAATTCTGTTGATGGTTGGTCAATGGTTATGACAAATTATCCAAAAGATGTAAATTATGATATTATTTTAACAAAGAATGAAGTTCTTTTAGAGGGTAACATAGGAGTATTAGTTAAATGAAAAAGATAGTAGAATTGGATGTATTATATTCTAATAGAAACTCTATATATAGAGATATTTATGAATTAAAAACAAATATAGAATCAAATAGATTCAATAAATTTTTTGAACATAGAAAAGCATCACTAAAGTATAAAATTCTATATGCTGAATATATTTCTATCGAAGATAAAATATTTGAATTAAAACAAAAATTTAATATGCCGACAAGAAGTAGATATTATAGGATTCCAAGTGAAATTAGATTTTAAACAATTAGTAGTGGGTAAAGAATATTGGTTCTTTTATATTGGCACTATTGCTAAAAATAGTAGAAGAAGCATACAACATTCAACTAAGTTTATACCACTACAAAAAGTATTAATCAAAAAAAGAGAAAATAATGATAGTATGTTAGGTATGAGTGAAGACATATACATAACTACTTCAGAAGATGAAGAACTTATTTTAGAAACTTCATCTTTTGGTGATATATCATCAAAGTTGTTAGAGTTTGAAAATAATTTTCTTTTTTGTGAAAATAAGGAAGTTTCAGAAAATGAATATTTTAATAAACTTCAAAATTTCATTACTAAAAATGGGTATATGCCTATAATGAAAGAATATTTAAAATTTAACAAAGCAGAATATGCTTTTTAAGTTCTATTTAATAAACTAACTGATATAATACTACATATAAAACATAAAAGGATTAAAAATGGCAACAGTAACTGAAAGAGAAGTAGAAGAATATGAAGATTATGAGCTAGATGATATAGCAGATAGTTTTCTTGATGAACAAGGTGAAGTAGTTATAGCTGGAATCTATTTTGATAGAAGTCAAATTCTTAAAGAGTTAGACCCAATAGCATATCAACAGTTGAAAAATGAATTACAAGAGTATAAAACAATCTATGAATGTGATGAATGTGGTTGTGAATATGATTGTGAATATGATGCTGAGTGTTGTTGTGAAGATGAAGAAGATTATGAAGAAGATGAGGACTAAAAATGGATTATAAAGATTTAGATGTAATGGTTAAATTTTGTAGTAATAGAGTAAATGCTGATAAGTTTGTAGAACTTATGATGCCTAGATATAATGATGAAAGATACATTATGAATTTATGGAGTCAATTTAGAGATAATCCAATGATGTTTATTATTGGTAGAAGTGAAGTTGAACTTTTTGATAATATACAAAAAGAAATTAAAGAAACTAATTATGTTGGATAATATTAAACTTGTTGAAATTCATAAATCTAAAAAAGATATAAATTGGGCTGTTGATGATATAAGTTCTGATAATTTAGAAAAGGAATTAAATTCCTTGAGTGAAGAAGAATTTAATTTTGTATTAAATACAACTATATGTTCTTTAATGTTTAGTGGTATTAGTGATGAATTTATTACAGAAATGGAAAATGAAATGAAAGAAAAATATTTAAAAAACAAAAAGGGTGATGATGACATTTTCTGAAAAATACAAACAAATTATGAGAATGAATGAAGAAGAACTAACAAAAGAAGATATAGATGAACTAATAGATTTAGCAAGTAATAGATTGGAGTTCGCATCTATTGAACAAATTCAAAAAATTCTTATTCATCAAAAATTGAAAAATAAAAATATAGGAGTTAAGTAATGACTGATTATATAGATACAAAAAGGATAGAAAAACTAAGTGATGAGGATTTATCAGTACCTCTTTATCAAAAGATTTTAAAACTTAGTGAAGAGTCAGGAGAACTTTCTCAAGCATTTCTTAAATATGATGGAAGTAAAAATACATCAGCATCAGCAACAGGTGGTGTAGAGAATGTTTTAGAAGAAACTTGTGATGTTATAAATGTAGCAGTTGATATTATCAATGTTTTAACTAAAGATAATAAAGAACTGGAAAAATATACTAGAAATCTATTTCAAAAGAAACTAGATAAATGGGAAAGAAAACAAAAGGCTTATTATGAATAAAGTTAAAGTATTATTTGAGATATTGGGCGAAGCACTAAAAGATTTTCATAAATTTCTTATTAAAAAGAATGATATTACAGGTATTATTATTATGATTATATCTTCTTTTATATTTTTTTATTTTGCTTGGGTTGGTTTTTTCTTTACAATATTATCATCATTTTATTTTTTTAAATGGGATTTTAAAGAGATGAAAGAAGAGTTTGGAGTTTTTGCTGGCGTTAATTTTCTAATTTCTTTTGGTGTTATTGCTGTATTAACTATATTTATTGTTTTTAAATTTGATGCTAATAATAAGTTTTATGATGAGAATATAACTTATAAAAATCCTTCATTAGAAATTGGTTCAAATTCATTATTTATTGTTACTGATGACAAAACACTAGAAATTTCAGAAGAGCAATATGTAAGATTTAAAACTTGGGGTTGTAAAGATATTATTCTTAATATAAAAAAGTACAATAACAAAGAACACGAAGCAGTTAAAACAGTTCAAGAAAAACATTTTATTTGTGTACAAGATAAAAATGGCACAAAAATATTAAATTAATATTATTTTAATGTTAATATAGTATAATTACATCAATAATTAAATAAAGGTAAAAATATGGCAAAGAAAAATAGTAGAACAGAATCTTTAGGTACAAGGATGAAAGAGTATGAGAAAGAAAGTGAATTAGTAATTAAACCTGAAGACCATATTATTATTAGAATTGATGGTCATAAGTTTAGTAAATTTACAAAAGGTATGAGAAAACCATTTGATAATATTTTTGCTGAGTCTATGAAGCAAACTACAATTGATTTGCTTCAAGAATTTAATGCTTATACAGGTTATACTCAATCAGATGAAATAACTTTAATATTACCAAGTCTTATGAATACAGATAAACACAAAGGTCAAAATAAACCTAAATGGTGTCATACTTCAGGAGGAAGAACACAAAAGTTGTCATCATTAGTAGCTGGTTTTACTACAATGAGTTTTAATAAGCATTTCAAAAATATTTTAGAAAATGAAATTGGGTGGAATGAATACAAAACTGATGAAACAGCAAGATATTTTAATAAAATGGAAGAAAAAGTAGGTAATGCTTGGTTTGATTGTAGAGTATTTGGAGTACCATCAGATGAAGAGGCATTTAATGCTGTAATGTTTAGAGTTAGGGATGCTGAAAAAAACTCAAGAAGTATGTTTGCTCAGACTTATTGTTCTCACAAAGAACTACAAAATAAAACAGGATTAGAACAAGTACAATATTGTAAAGAAAAAACAGGTAAAGATTGGAATGATATTTCTGATGCTTTTAAATATGGTATTTTAGTCAAAAAAGAAAAATATCTAAAACCAATAAAAGAGGGTACTATGGATTATGCTCAGAATGGTTTTGTTGAAAGAAGTAGAGTTATAACATATTCTGAAAAAGTCGAATATAGTGAAGAAGCAGTACAAAAAATTATGGGGAAATATATTGATTAATGATTTATATAAATTTGATGTAAGTGATTATATAATAGTGAGGAATAAAAAACATAATGCTTTTAATGAAGAGGTATCAGAATTATTACAAAGAGGTTTTATTCCTTTTCAAGATTTGATAACTTATGAGAACGATAGTGAAGTCTATTATACTCAAACATTTATTAGATTAATTCCAAAGGATGAAAGGAAAATTTTATGAAAAAAATAAAAATAAATTATATATCAGATATACACCTTGATTTTTGGATACCAAGTGATGTATTAAGTAATGAAGCAAAAATGATTAAAGAAATTAAAACTTTTGTTGATATGATTTTACCACAAAAAGAAGATATAGGTGATGTATTAATTATAGGTGGAGATTTAACACATTACAACAAACAGTTAGAATATCTTTTTACAGAGTTAAAAAAATATTGGGATAATATTTTAGTTACTTGGGGTAATCACGACTTATACTTTGTTTCAAACAATATAGCAAGAAAATATAAAGAAAATTCTTTTAATAGAATTAAAGAACAAAAAGAAATTTGTGATAATTTTAATATTAATTATTTGGATGGTGATGTTATAGAAATACAAGGTATTAAATTTGGTGGTACAGGTAATTGGTATATGTTAGATTCTGATGGAATTGATTTATGGCATAAGTATATGAATGATTCTCGCCTTATTGCTGAGAAAGTAATACACACTCAACAAATGTACTCTTATGGAACATCCACCAAAAATTATGTTTTTAATTCTAATAGATTGGCAAAAAAAGAGAAAGAAAAATTACAAGATATTTCTAATAATGGTGTTGATGTTCTTATAACTCATATAGGTATGAATGAACCAAGTCTTGATGAGGGTATGGCTGAGGTTTATATAGGGGATGAAGCAAATATATTTTATTATACTGATGATTTTGATATAGTGAAAAAATCAGGTGCTAAACTTCATATACACGGGCATACACATCAATTTTTAAAATATAATAAAGATGGTGTTGATGTATTATGTAATCCTTTAGGTTATCCAAGTGATAATAATTATAGTGTTATAGAAACTTTTGATTTGGTGATATGATTTTGGAAATTCAAGCATATAAAATTCTTAAAAGAAGTAAAATAGAAGATTTAGAAGAAATTGTAAATTCAGAAATTGCAAATGGGTGGATACCTAAAGGTGGAGTAATATCTTACTCTAAAAAATTCAGTGAACATTATGGAGATTATGTTCTCCAAAATTATTTTGCTCAAACAATGATAAAATACAAAACTAATAGAATATAATAACTAAGAATAATTTAAGTTTATTCTGATATAATACTACATACAAAACATAAAAGGAAAAAATATGAAACATACAACAAAAGGACTTTTAGCAATTGCTATTTTTGGTTTGGTTTTACTCAGTGGTTGTAATAATAATCAAGATAACCCTACACTTAAAGTGTATGAAAATGTAAAGGTATTTTGTGATACAACAACAAATGTAGAATATCTTATTTTTGATGGATATAAAGCCGCTGGTTTGAGTGTGAGATACAATTCTAATGGTAGTATTAAGCAGTGTAAACAAAAAGGAAAGGATTTATAGTGTATCAAAGAAGTAATTTTAATAAGATTTTTTGGGGTATATTTGGACTTAGTTTTATAATGATTATAGTACAATATTTCTTTGTTGCTTTTATCGGGTATAGTGCTGTTAAAGAAGTAAAAGAAAATAATGGTAGCATTGGGCTTACTATTGGTAAATTCATTGGTGATGTTAAAGAAGGTATGGAATAATGGATAAAGGTTTATTAGTAGTTATTATTGGTGGTATGATTATTGGTGGTGCTTTGGGTATATTTGGTTTAAATATAACTATGCCATTATGGTGGTATATTGATATTCCTAGTGTTATTATATTAAATGCTTATAGAAATGTTATTGCTGATAAAATAACTAATTTTTAAAGGTTAGAAATATGAGAACTCATTTAATTTATGGCTCAACAGCAATTAAACATTGGTTTAAAGATTTTAGAGAACCTAGAGATATTGATATTATTACAAAACAAGATATTAAAAATGTTAATGAAAAAGGTATCAAGATTGAGTTTTATTGGACTGATGCTTTTGAATATATTCTAAAAAACAATAAAGATATTCAATTTGTAGATAAGGATTTTTTATTTACAATTAAGGTTTCACACGCCTCTTGGGATATTAATTGGGAAAAGACTATGAAAGATATTGAGTTCTTAAAATCTATGGGTTGTAAATTAGATAAAGAACTCTATAATCTTTTATATTCAGATTGGGAAAAACTTCACGGAAAGAAAAAAGTAAAAATGGATGTTCCTAATACAGAGTTTTTTAAAGAAAATATTTATAGAAAATATAACCACGATTGGTTACACCAACAATTTGCTTATGATGAAAGACCTATGAATGAGTTAATAAGAAAAGATTTAAGTTCCCCATTATGTTCAGAAGAACTTTGGAATAAGTTAAATTATTCTCAAAAACTTATGGTTGCTTTAGAGGAAATAATGGTGCTGAGTGCTGAAAGATTTATCTTTATAGACAAACCTTACCCACTTAAAATAGCACGCTTAAAGACGCTTAAAATGATGATTACAAGCACTACATCAGGATGGTTTAATTTATTTTTAATTATTCATTTTGATTCTTTGAGAATACTTGGTTTTACTCATTTTAAAGAAAGATTAGAAAAGATTAAGGATATAGAAAATGGCTAGAAATTCAAAAGATAATACAGATTTTGATATTTGTAAAATAAAAATAGAACAGTTATTAAAAGAATTTAATTGTGAAATTATTTCAGCAGATGAATATACATCAGTTTTAATAAGAGATAAAGACACAAAAGAAATAGATAGACTAAAAGGGAATTAGATGACTTATGTTCAAATTTTGGTAGATGGTAAAACTGTTAATATAGAATGTAAAGGTGATGATGAAGCAAATGAAATTTTTGTTCCTCTTAAAGATTTTGCTAAAAATCTTGAGGGTATTAAAATAATCAAACCAAAAGAAGATGAAGAAAATAAATTTGAAATAGAATGGCCGACACATTTAATACCAAAAGATTCTAAATCAGGTACAAACTTTGTTTATAATTTAGGGAAGATGGATTTTTTGGGTGCTTTAAATGATAATGAAATGAGATATGGTATGCCTAGTGATAGGGGTGCTTGGGAAATGGTTATTAGATATTCTAATGGTATTTTTACTTCATATATACCATATATGAAACATTTACATAATAAGGAGTGGATAGCATATGAATATAAAGAAGAAAATTAAGAAATATACATTTTTAAATGATTATAGAATGTATAAAAAAGCAGGTTGTCATAGATGTTCTAATGGACAAATAATGAACGGTGGTGGTGATTATTGTTCTATAACATATTTTGAAAGATGTGATTGTTCAAAAATTAAAAGAAAAAAGTACAAACAATATTTGGAAGATAGAGATTTACTGATGAAAAATATGAGTGCTTTTGATTTTAAAGAATTAAATTGTAGATGGTATGATAATTATAGTAATATAGTTACAGGAAATAATGCAGTAGATAGAAGTTGGTAATAAAAAGGAAAAATATGAAATTATTTGAAGCAGTAGATGATGTTTTAAAAGGCAAAGAAAAAGCAAGTTTTGATATGGTATCATTAGATAATATAATCAATGATTTAGAGTATATGGGCTTTGAAGTAGATAAAGAGATTGAAACAAATGGTTGGCAAGTTGATTTTTGGGTTATGTGTTCAAAAGATGGTGTTAATTATATGGTAAGTGGTTCTCTATACTATGGGAACTTCACTTTTTCAAAATATCAAGAATAAAAATTAAGTAAAAGGATAGTATAATGTTAGTACAGGATTTGATTGAAGAGTTAAAAGAGTTACCACAAGATTTAGAAGTTCTTGTTGGTTCAGATGATGAAGGTAACTCTTTTAGAAGAGTGCCAAAAGGTTGGGTTTCAAAAGAATTATTTTCAGAAGATTTAGATTTAATACACCCTGATGATTATGAAGAATTTGAAGATGATGAATTATACCCTTTTGTTGTTATAGGGTAATAGTTATTTAACAAAGGAGATATGATATGAAAGTAATTAAATGGTCAGACACCATATTTTTTGATGATGGTGCTGATGAACAAATTTGTCCACTATGTGGTGAATATTGTTGTGGCTATTGTTAGCCACAACATAAAAATAAAGGAAAAAATATGTTAAACAAAAATGAAATGGAAAATATAGTTAAAGAAGTAGTGCCAGACTTAGTTAGGGAAAATGCTAAGAAAAATAGATACTATGATGAAGATTCTTATGAAGTAGAAAATATTGATAGTTTTAATGGTGACTCTTTTCAAGAATTTGCTGATGGTGCTGAAAATGATGATTACATAATCAAAGAAGAAGAAACCTTTGGTGGATATGAAGGTGCTGGTGAAGAAACTTGGATTGTTTACTCATTACTTAACAAAAAAACACAAGAAAAAATATATTTTGAAATTAACGGGTATTATAATTCTTGGGATGGTACTGAGTGGAATAATTGGGCAGTTGTCAAACCTAAAGAAGTTAAAAAAATTATATGGGTTGGTGTTTAAGGTTAATGTATGAAATTAAAACAAAAGCCATTAAATAAAGTACATAAAAAATTAATAAAAAGATATATAGGAATGTTAGATACAATTTTTCTAAGAGAAGAAAAACATATTATGATTATGTTATATGAATTAAAGAAAAATTTAAAAACATTCCCACCTGATAAAACAAGTAGGTGGATTGGTTATATTCAAAGATTTTTAATAGAACAAAATTTTACAACAGTAAAAAAAGAAAGAGATTTTTCAAGACCTCTTTTTCATAAAGCATATAAAAAAATGGGTTATAAAATACCTAAAACAAAGGATTTAAAGTGAAACAAGAAGAATTAGAAGAATTACTTCAAAAAGTTATTAAAGATTGTAAATGGTGGGATGGAGAATCTGAATTAGATATTAGAAATGGTTATGATTGGGAAGAATGGTCACCAAAAGATGAATCACCTTATAAAATCAAAATGCTTGACCAATATGGTGGAGAAGGTCAGGGAGATACAATTTACTATATTTTTGCTTTGTATGAAGATGATGAACTTCTAACAAATTTTAAAGTAGAGGGTTATTATGATTCTTGGAATGGTAGTGATTGGAGTTATGCTTCACTTAATATTGTAGCACCTAAAAAAGTTGAGGTTACATCTTGGGTTAATGTTGATACAACTGAAAAATCTGTTAATTCATATAATGAGATTATTAAATCAGGTAAATCTATATAATGAAAAAATTTAAAATAGGTAATTATTTTTCTCAATCTTGGGCTAGTTTTAAGAATGGTTCTAGCGTTCATTTTGATATTTTTGAACTTATTTGTATTGATGATGAAGATTTGTGTTTTAAATCAATTTCTTCATCAGAAATTATAAATACAAAAATTAGTGATATATGGAAGTATGACTTAATATATCTTGATAAAAAGAAAAAATTAAATATTTTAAATTACAAAGATGAATTATTTAGAAAATCAACAGAAATGGAAAAAATACTAGTCAATTTTAAATTTTAAATTTTAATTTCTATTTAAGTTTATTATTATATAATTACACTAATAAACAACAAAAAGGATTTAAAATGTTAGATAGATATAAAAGTATGTTGGGTAATACTATGAGTGTTATCTGTTATGATGTTCAAGAATTGTATGCTGAAGATTATAATGCTGAAAGTTTAGCTGAAACAAGTATTGATTATATTGATGCTTATGGTAATGATGAAGAAGCACTTGAAGAATTTAGAAAATTATCTTATTCTGAAATGATTGATATTGCTAAAGAAGTTGCTAAATATTATATCTAAAATTAAAAAACTAAGTATTTTTTATGTATAATTATAACATAAAAAAGGAAAGTTATGAAAAAAGTATTGTTAATTTGTGGGGAGAAACGCCACGGAAAAGATTATCTAGCTGAAATGCTTTGTGAATATAATAAAGATTGTTCAAAAAAAGCATTTGCTGATAATATTAAAAAAATAACTCAAGAAATTTTTAGTATAGATTATGAAACTTTGGATGAATATAAAAATAATCCCCATAAGTATTATATAAAAACTACTGAAAGTATTTCACAAAATAAATCAAAAGTATTATCTGTAACTGATTATAGACAAATTTTACAAAAATTGGGTACAGAAGCAATTAAACCTATTTTTGGTGATGATATTTGGGCAAAATTAGTATTAGAAGATATTAAAAAATCTGATGGAAAATACTTTGTTATTTCTGATTTTAGATTTCCTGAGGAACTAAAAGTGTTTGAAGATGATGATGAAGTAGAAACTTTAACAGTAAATATTTTTGATAAAACTGTTATTAATACAGATAATCATAGTAATCATAGTAGTGAAACATCTCTAAAAGATTTTCAGTCAGATATTACAGTTGATAATACAGGTCATAGAAACATCAAAGAAGATGTAGAAACAATAATTAAATTATGGAGAGATTAAATGGATAATGAACTTGATGAATTGCTTCAAGATGTAAGTGAATCTAAATCAGTAGATGAACTAAAAGAGAAGTTTTTACAAAGAAAAAGCGAAGAAGAACAAGGTTTTATTAAAGATTATGTTAAAGATATTCTTGATGCTGATATGAGAATTAAAGAAATTCAAGAAGAGAAAAAACAATTTAAAACAGAAGCAAAAGAAAATGGTGTTGATGTTACAAAAGTAAATAAAGTAATAAGAAACATTAAAGAATATCTTAAAGAATCAGGTGAAGATGTTAAAGAAATTCAACTATTAGAAGAAATAGTGTCGTCTGATACTGATATTAAAACAATGATTGCTAACTTAGTAAAATAATATGAGAAACTTATTAAAGAATGATTGTTATACAGCCATTAGTATGAAATATATACTTGAAATGGTTGAGTATTACAATAAAGACTTAAAAGGAAAATTCTCTTCAGCACTTGATGAAAATTATGAAGAAGAAATTAAAAGAATTGGTTTTTATCTATATGGTGGGTATTTACTTGATGGTAAAAAATTAGATGAATTGATGTTACTTTTATCTGAATTATCATCAAATAATTACAATGTTAATGTTTTTTTAAATATGGATTTACCACTAAAGAAAAAACAAACATTAATAAATTATTACAAAAAAGACAACAAAAGAATAACTAAAGAGTTAGAAAGTATTGGTTGCTATGAAACAATTTATGCTAACTCAATTTATAGATTAAATATCATAAACTTTAAACATTTTATAATTAATTTTTAAGTATATTATGCTATAATTATCATATTAAAGGAGCATAATATGGATATTTTAATTATCATATGTTTAGTTATATTAACATTTAGTATTACTATAATAAAAGTATATTCTTATAAAAGAGCATTAGAATCAAAAAACTTATTTTGGTTAGTTATTGGTTATATGTTCTTTAAAAATGATTTAAAAAGGAAATAAATGGCTGATATACTATCACAAGAAGAAATTAATACTTTATTAGATGTTTGTGTAGATGAAGATGATGTTAAATATTTGATTGAAGATATTATAACTAAATTAGAATCACCAAAAGACATAGATAAAAATATTTCATTAAAAGATATTGTACTAACATATGATTATGAAGAAATTATTAGTATTATAAACTCTCTCAATAGAATAAAAAGGTTACAAGAAAGATGAAATACAATCCTTACTCCGTCTCAAAGTTGGGAACTTTTAAACAATGCCCATTAAAATTTAAGTATCAATATATTGATAAAGTAAAAGTACCAAGATTACCAAACAAAGCACTTAAAAAAGGTGGTTATGTACACGAAATATTGGAACATAATTTTAATTATGATATTGAAGTAGAACTTGATGAACTTTTTACAGAAAGTGATAAAGAAGAAACTATTAATATGGTAAAAGATTTTGAAAAAAGTTATTATGGAAAATATATAAAATCTATATATGATAAATCTAAAAAAGAAGAAGATTTTGCTTTTGATAAAAATTTAAAGTTAGTTGGATATTGGGATAAAAATGCTTGGTTAAGGGGTAGTGCTGATTTATATTTCAATGATATTGAGTCAAATAAATATACAATTATTGACTATAAAACAGGTAAAGACCATTCAGAAGATGAATTATATGGTAATGACCAAGGTATGATGTATGCCATAGCTGGTTTTTTAAAGTATCCTAATGTAAATACAATTGATGTAAAATTTATTTTTGTTGAGCATAGTACAGCTAAAGAAATGGTTTTTTATAGAGCAATGTTTAATGAGTATATTAAAGATTTTTATAATAAAACAAAAAAAATAGAAAATTCAGATATTTTTAATTCTAATCCATCAGCATTATGTGATTTTTGTGATTTTCAAAGAGCAGGTGTGTGTAAAGTGAAAGAAGAATTGGATAAAACTGAAGATAATATCTTAAATCAAAACTTTTTAGACTTCTAGTCTAATGAGGTTTGTACCTCATTAGTTTTTTTAATTTTTACTAAATACTTTCTCAGCAAATTCTGTAATCGGCCCGCGAAGTACTTTCTGTAACTCTATACCAAATAGATTAACTTCATTATGTTCTTGGGTACAAGCACCCATTAAAGTAGTTAAACCATTAGTAAATTTGTTTATATAAGGATTATCTATTTGTCTATTTGAACCTAATACAATAACCTTACAACTATTATCTATTCTACTTAAAATTAATTGCATTGTACTATTACTCATATTTTGAGCCTCATCTATAATAATTATAGCATTTGATATAGTCCTACCTCTCATAGCCCCCGGCCAAAGTGTTTCAACCTGAAACCTTTCTACAAGTTCCTCAACTTTTTCAGATATTCTTTCTTCTGAAATAGCATCACCCTTACCTTTTTTATTTTCATTAGAACTCTTTAGCATTTTATTAGCTATGTAAGCAAGAGTATCAAATAAAGGGAAATTATATATCTCAAATTTTTCATCATTACCACTTAAATATCCAACATCTTCACCTTTTTCTAGTGATTCTATTGAGTTCCTAATATATACAATTCTTTGAAAATCTTTTCTCTTAATTAATTCCATAGCCGCACTAATAGCAAGTAATGTTTTACCTGAACCAGCCTTAGCTTCAACTGTAACAATATTATAATGATTATCAAGTAAAGCATTACTAAAGAATAGTTGTTCATTGTTCATAGGGTTTATATTTTGTTTTCTTAATTCTTTTTCTTCTAATATACAGATTAATCCATTTTTAATTGTAGCAAGAGTTTTATTTCCATCTTGGTTAAAAATATAACTAAAATTATGTTGTTTATAATCTTTATCAAAATCTAATATTGAGTCACCATTTCTAATTTCCTGGCCGTGTAAATCAAATTCTTTAATAAAATTTAACTCATCTTCATCTTTACCTAAGTTAAGTGATTCTGTTTTAATATCAAGACTAATAGCCCTTGTTCTAGCCATAACATCTAAAGATAAAAAGATAATTTCTTTCTTAAAACATTTTTCATATTGTTTTGTTATTTCTAATATTTTCCTATCATTAAGTATATTTAAAGCCATCTTTGTTTTATCAGCCTGATAATTTTCAGTTGTTACAATATGTATAATAGTGTTATTAACTGTTATTTGTACAATAGTTAAATCATCAATAGTAATTTTACTATCTATTGAGGCATCAAGTAATAATCTACTAAATTCTCTTGCTTGAAAATTTATTTCATTAAAACCTGATTTTTTTGAATCAATCTCATCTAAGACTGTTTCAGCCATTACAATTAAATTTTTTCCATTTTCTGAAATCTCAAAGAGATTTTGAGCATTATCTAAAATGATATTAGTATCTATACTAAAAATTTTATCAAATACTTCTACATTCATTAAATCATTCATTATTAACCTTTATTTTAATATATAAATATTTATAAAAAGAAGAGGTAAGTAAAATGAAAACCTTTACTAATATGCTAATAAAAGAATCACCTGTTGGTACAGTAGGTAGAACAACAAAAGAAGAAGCCATTGAACATATTGAAAATTCTGATTTAGCTAAAAAATTTAGAAAAATTGTTAAAGAATTAGGTGGCAAGACTGTTGCTAGACAACTTTTATCTACTATGACACCATCAGGTAATTATGTAAGTAAACCAACTGAAAAAACTAATACAGATAAAATTACTGAGGGCATTGAAAATACACCACCACAAGATTATTTAAGAAAAGTTGGTTTTAAAATAAAAGATGAAGATTTTGATAAAAATATAATTAAATTAACATTTTATAAACAAAGTGATGTAGATATGGCTATTGATGATTTAAGCACTATTGGTTATGATAAATTTTATAAAATAACATCTAAAGGTAAAGAATTAGATTTAATAGAATTATAAACCTATTTCTTTTTCAGTTATTATTATAAATTTCATACCTCTTTCTTTAGCATATTCTTCAGCCGCTTGCCATTTAGCTTGATTGATTAAATATGTTTCAATAGCCTTTTTATATGATAATTCACTTTTAGGAGTTATTTTTTTAGGCTTTTTTGGTGGTAATGTTTGTGCTTTTGGTTTTATTTCTACTAAAAACACATTACCATTTTTTGTTTCTATAATAAAATCCATATAATACCTTGAAACTTTATTTTTTATTGGGTTCAAATATGGTATAACAATCCCTTCAGAATTTACTTTTACAATATCAGGGTTAAAATCAGCAAACCTACAAAATTTTAATTCCCAAGAACTTCTAAATTTTATCGCATTACCATTTGTATCAAAAGATTCAGTTATAATCCATTTATCAGGATATTCAGGTGTGTAAAAACCTTGTTTGTATTTAGCCATTATACTATCCTAATAACCTAGTATGGCTGATAATTTTTCTTTGAGTATTTGTGGAGTAAAAGGTTTAACAATATAATTATTAACACCCGCTTTAAGTGCTGTAATAACCTCAACTCTACCACCCTCAGTAGTAATCATAACAATTGGAATATCTTTATTATCTCTTCTTACAGCCTTAACAAATTCTAAACCATTCATTTCCGGCATATTCCAATCTGTAAGAATTATATCAGGTTTTTCTTGTCTATATTTTTCTACACCCTCAAGACCATCTTCGGCTAAAACTATATCATTTATACCTAATCTTTTTAATGTGTTTGATATAATTCTTAGCATAGTTTTACTATCATCAGCTACCAAAACTTTTAAATTTTTTATATTTTCCATATTAAACCTTTATTTTCTTTTCTTTGTTTTACCTTTTTTATTTGCTTTGATTTTAGCCACTGCTATTTTCCAAGCATCCTCAGCAGAAATACCAATAAAATTTTCAGCGCGAAGATTTATAACTTTTTCATAATAAATGTGTGGTAAGACTACACCTTTTGGTGAAATTCTGTTATTAAGGTATTTCCTAAATGCTGGTAATCCCATTCTAAATATTCTTTTTACTAATCTTTTTGGTATGACAATATCTTTTCCTTTTTGAATATTTTTAATATTAGCCTTAGATAAAACCATACCCATTAAACCTTTTCTAAGTTGTCTTGGTATCCAATTCCAATTTATTCCATAAGTATATTTTCTAGTTCTTCCAAGTATTAGTACAACAGGACTCATATCATAAGGATTTTGGTCATATTTAGCACGATAAGTATAAAGTATGATGTCACCAACTTTAAAATCTTTTGCCCTTAAATTTTTGGGTTTTTTAACAAGTTCTTTCATCATAAGATGGGCATCTTTTTCTTTATCAGTAAGTTTATAAGCCATTAATCATCCTATTTATTTTATAAATATTTATAAAGAGTGGAATAAATGAAGAATATAGATGTTTTTAATAAAGAATTTAATAAATTTTCTTTCATAACAGTTGATGATTATTATGATGTTAATATGTACAATGAAATAATGTCAGCGGCAAAGAATAATGGAATACCTTATATGCAGTTTATTAGAATAAAACCACCTTATACAAGATACCTTATGATAGAAAAGGATAATATACCAAAATTTATTAATTATGATGAAGCAACAGACCCTGATAAAGTTTGGCTTGTAAGTACTGTTAGACCGGTAGAAACAAGAGAGGCTTTTTTACTTAAAAGAAGAGAGGGTCAAGATATTTCATATTGGAATTATATTTTACCTGAACCATTAATTGATATGAATAAACAAGATTATGTAATGGTTTTTAAAGCATATGATATGTCAGTGATGAAAGAAATATCTAAAAAATTAGGTAAAGATAAAATATACCAATGGGGTAGAAGTTACTTAAAAGGTTATAAAATTTTTGTATGTTTCAATCCTTATATAAAAGCATTATTAATGAGTAAAGATATTTTACTTGAATATTCAAATAAAGATAAAAAAATACCTAAAGTACCAAAAGAGCAGGGTAGAATAGAATATGAATTAAATCATTTTATATTAATAAGAGAAAAATTAATTAACAAAACATATTTATTACCTTATTATTCCTCAGGGAAGTACTTCCCAATCAACAAAAAAACTTTTATTGATTAATATATATTTAAGTTTATATAGGCTATAATTCTCTTACTTAAACATAAAAGGATTCAAAAAATGAATAATCAAAAGGCATTAATAGCAAGTATTGCTGTAATAATGATAGTACTTTTAATTAAAGTAGGAGTTATATATTTAATTTCACTTGTGTTAATTTGGGCTTTTAGCTTAACAATACCTGCTTATAAGTTGGTTATTGGTATTTTCTTTATAACATTACTAATTCCATCAGGAAAATAACAATGTTTTTAATAGTTAAACACACTGAATGTGGTGACCAACCAATAAAAATAAAAGATGAAAATACAACTTGGTGGGTTAAACCTGATATGTCATCAAAAACACTAACGATTTTTATATATTATGAAAATATTGGTGTTAAAGATTTTAAGATTAAATTTGATAGGTACGACGACTTAAAAGATTCAGTTGATGATTTATCAAAACAAGTTATTGAATATCAAAACAAACTTATGGAATGTGAAAAGTTAAAAAGGATTTAATTTGAAATTTTTATATTATATATTTTTGTTTTATATTTTTAGTTCTAATCTCATTGCTATGAATACAGAACAAATAACAAAAATTAACAGTGCTTATAATATAGGTAAAAATGTTATGGCTAAAGATGGTATGACTTTTGGTTATAGTATGACAGGAATTTTAGGTGCTGAAACAACTTGGGGTATTGTCCTTGTAGGTGATAAATATACAAAAAATGGTAAATTAAAAAGTCTTTATGATAGTTCTCTTGGTGCTTTTCAAATAAAGTTAAGTACAGCAAAAAGAGTTATTATGAAAGAACCAAAATTATCAAAATATAGAAATATAGTTAATACTGATGAATCTACATATAAACAATATGAATATCATAATAAAATGGTTAAAAGATATTTAAAAATACTTTCTTCTAATGTTTGGATGGATAGATATTATAAGGGTGAACCTAAAGCCATTAAAACAATTAAATGGGCTAGAAAAGAGTATAAAAAACATAATGATATGCTCAACAAATACAGAAAAGAAGCTAAAAAAGATATTATACTAATAAACAAACTTATGATGAATACTGAATTTGGTGCTTTAATTGGTGCTTATTATATGAAGATGGTGTATGAAGAGGCACTTAGAAAATTTGGTAAAAAACAAGCATATTGGAAAGCAATTGGTAGATATAATGGTGGTTGGAATAATAAAACATATTATAATAAAGTGAAGAAATATATGAAAATATCTAAAAGGTATATAAAATGATAAACTGTAAGTATTCAGATGATGTTTATTCGGTTTTTGAAAGTATTACATATAAATGTGATAAATGTAAAAAGAAACATACTGTAATGAATATGGATGATTATAATTCACTATTTGAAGAGTTTGATTTTGAAAACCCTGATGAAAGTATTTTACTTTGTTGGGATTGTTCAAATAATAAACCTGATAATTCTAAGTTTAATTTAAGTAATGAGATGCTATAATTCTTTCATAAAACATAAAAGGATTAAAAATGGTAAGATTACAAAAACAAGTTTTAGACAAATATAATGAACTAAGAAAGATTGTTAAGGATAACTTTGATGTTAATGTTAGTCCAACAATAACTTATGATTTAAACTCTGTTAGAATAGCTGGACAGTATAGCCCGAAATACAACACAATTAGACTTAATAAGGCATTATTAGAGCAGTATAAGGGTGTGTATATAGATAACACTTTTGTACACGAATTTGCCCATTCAGTGGTTGATGTGCTATATCCTTATTATACAAAACCTCACGGAAAAGAGTTTAAAAAAGTATGTAGAGTTCTAGGTATAGAAGGTAAAGCAAGAACTAATTTATATAGTGATGCTTCATTCAGCAAAACAAAAGAATTGTTTAGTTATACTTGTTCTTGTGGTTATGACCATAAAGTAACAAAAGTAATTCATAATAAAATACAAAGAGGACAACAAAGAATTTGTACAATTTGTAATACAACACTTAAAAAAGCATAAAGGTAAAAATATGGAGAATTTAGAACATTTAAAAATAGAAATTGAGGTTCTTGAAAATAAAAGAAATAATGTACTTAAAGATATGGATGGTATGATTTTTGAATCTACAATGAATACACTTGCTATAAAGGTAAATGCTTATAATAGTACACTAGAAACATTATATAAAAAATATAGAATTATGAAAAGTTTTTAAAAATGAATTTAGAAGAAATTAGTACTAAGGTAGAACTAATAATTATTGTTAGGGATATGCTTGATTACATTTATATTGAAAAACAAAAAAGTAGATTCACAATAAAAGGTGAAGTCTATAATACAAGACATTATATTAATTATTGTAATAGACTTTTAAAAACAGATTTAGATGATTTAACTAATAAAGATTTAGAATATATTTCTAATTTTAGAGATATAAGAAACCATCTAGCAAAATACTATAAGGGTTAAAATGAAAATAGAAGTTAATAATGAAATAGATGAAATTGTTTGTACTTTTAAACATAATGAATTGTTAATAATACTTGAAGTTTTGAAAGATACTAATGAAGGTAGATTTAATTATTATGATATAAATGATGAAACTTTTGATAAGTTAGAGTTTAAAAATCAAGATAAGTTTGAAAGAAAAATAGATAAAATGATTAATAAAATTAATAAGGTGATGAGTAAAATTGATGTTTATTAAGTGATTAAGTGATTAAGTGATTAAAAGGTTTTGAGTGTACCAAAAAAAAAGATACACTCAAAAATTAAATTGACAAACTAGTGTCTAGCAATTAAGCTAGTACACTTGAAGCATCAAAATTAACACTGAAAGTTCTACCATAGATTCCTTCATTTTCATTTAATGGGTTTTCTTTAACACCATATCTTGAATTAAGGATGATACCTGGTTGACCACTTTCAGGGTGTACAACTCTTGTGAATGAAACAGGTACATATGGAGCATAGTATCCAATAGCATCTCTTCTATCAGCACCTTTGTAAAGTACAGTAACATAATCTCTTGTAGCAAAAGCATCCATAACTACTTTCATACCATTGAAAGTACCAACAACACTAGCACCTACACCTGAACCGATTTTAGAAGCATTAGCAATTGCTTTGAAACCATTTAATTGTTCAAGAACAGTAACAACTTTTGGAGAAGCAATAACAATATTACCAGCACCTCTTCTTGTTAATCTTGCGATTTCTCTTGCTTCATTAGATATTTTAAGACCTAAGTGAGCCATACCTTCAATTTCAAATCTAGTAGAACCACTAGCATTAGCACCACCGATGTTAAAGTCTGCCGCAGGAGCCGCCCAACCATTAACTAAATCAACAATTTCTCTATCAAGTTCATTTTGAACCTCAATAGCCATCATATTCATAAGTTCTTCATCAGCATTAATACCGTGCATTGCTTTAAGGTCTTCATACATTTCAACAGAATATTCTGCTTTTAGTTTTCTTGATTTAACAGCAATTTGAGTTTGTTTGATTTCAAAACCAACTTCTGCCATATCATATCCAAGGATTTCTGCTTCACTTGTTGGTAAAGAACCTGTATAACCTTTAAGGATTTTTCTAAATGTTAATTCATTTGAGAAAGTAGCATCAATAGTAGTAATAGCATTATCAGCATCATCATTAAGTGTAGCACCCGCAGAACCAATTTGAGCATCAATTAATACAAGTTTACCCTCAACAAAAATAACAGTAGCACTATCAGCACCAACTTTAACAGTTTGTCCTTTAGTAATAGCTGAAGCATCTTCAACTTCTAAAATTTGTCCACCAGCAACAGGAGAAATTCTTCCACCAGTTCTATCAGTAGCATTAGCACCCATACCTGTATATCTAAAAGCAAGTGTATAGATAAATCCAGTTGGACTTGTAAGTGGTTGAACACCAATAATTTCATTAGCAATTAATGTAGGTTGGATTCTTCTAGCAAGTGGCATAAAGATTGGTGTAAATGCCGCAACATCTGAAGCAGTTGTACCTTCACCTAACATTTTTGTTTCTTCTTGTGCTTGATTTTCTAAAAGTACAGCCATTGTACTTTGTTCTCCCTCAGCAATTTGAGGCATCTTTTTTGACTCTAAAAGGTCAGCATATTTTTCTGTAAGTAATTCCATTTCTTATCTCCTAAGTTTGTTTTATATATTTATATATATAGTTATTTATATTTTTAAAAATCTCTTAATAATTAAATTAAGTGACTTGCTTTAACTTCATATTTACTTGAAGTTGGTTTTTTAACATCTTCATCTAATTTTGTTTGTTTAGATGTTTTAGAACTTGTTGAACCTACACTATCTTTAATAGCATTAAGTTTTTTAAGATAATCAGCACCTTCATTAATATCAAATGAAACAAATGAAGCTAATTTATAAAATTTTTCTTTTTCAATAGCAGTCATTCCTTCTGAAAGTTCAGCAAGTACACCTGTTTGAATAAGTTCAGCATTAGTATCTTTAAGTTTTTTATTCTCAGCTAAAACACTATTAAGTTGTTTTTCAACATCATCTTGTGCTTCTTTTAATTCTTCAACTTTTTCATTAATAAGAGTTGATTCTTGTAGTTGTTTTTCAGCAACGGCTTCATCAGCACCTGATAAAACAGTAAGCATAGCAACACCTTCTTGAATTGCTTCCATTTTAGAAGCACTAACTGATTCTTCAATAGCAATTTTATTTTCTTCTAAAAATTGTTCAACAACTAAGTTAAGATATTCTCCAACTTGTTCTTCAAGTCCTTCTTTGATTTCTTTAAGAGTAGATTCTACATATAATGTATATTCCTCTTGTTTTTCTTCTGCAAGTTTAATAGCCTCAACCATAGCATATTCATCAATAGATTCTATTAATGTTTGCTTAACTGATTCATCAACTTGTAAACTTTCTAGTAAGTCTTCCATATTAAATCTCCTGTTAATTTTTATCGATAAAAATTATTTAGTTTCAAGACATCTCGGTCACATAATTTTTATCTATGTAGTAATATTTATATATACTATATCTTTATAAAGAGTGAGCAAATTTAAGAATTGCTTCTTCTATTTTTTGTTTCTTCTCTTTCTCTTTTTTCTCTTTAGATTTAGAATTTTCATCTTCTTCATCTTCTTCATCTTCTTCTTCATCTTTCTTTTTTTGAACTTCTTTTTCTTTTTCTTTTTTAAAATCTTCTTCTTTTTCTTCTTTAGATTTTTCTTCTAAATAAGAACTAATATCAGAAGTTATTTTCTCATAAAGTTCAGTCATAGCAATATCAATTTTTGCTTGTATAGGACAAGGTTTATTTTCTTCTTTTGCTTCATCAATTTCTTTTTGTGCTAATTCACAAGCCTCACCAATACAACCATTTTCATCAATTTCATATTCTTTGTCTTGTGCTACACCATTAATAAATTCTACACCTTCTACAACACCATTTAACATAGCACCATAATCACTAGGCATATCAACTAAATCAGCAGTTATAAGTTTATATTCAGTAACCATACCAGTAGCTGATACCTTACCTACACCTCTTGTACTAATACCAATTTTCATACCTTCTTTAATTAGAGCCTTGATTTTGTTTGTGATTTCAGAACCATCATTTAAAACTTTAGCCTTACCCCAAACATTACCATCATCTCTCATTTCTAATTCTACAATTCTTATAACTGCTTTAATAGGGTCAACAGTGCTTCTTGGTGGATGTTGCCATTCTCCCAAAGTGTTTGTAGTTTTTTCTTGTATTTCTTTTTGGTATTTTTCTACTTCTCTTTCCCATATTTTTCTAGGGTAAACTCTACCATTTCTATTTTTCTTTTCAGGTGATGAAAAGATACCCTCAACATAGTAATTTCTTTCATTTTGTCCACTTGCTTCATTAAGTGAATCTTCAAAATAACCTGAAAGAGCCATTGCTTCTTCAACTATTAATTTCATATATTTCTCCTCTATTTTATTTTATTTATAAAAGAGTGCTTATTAGTAATATTGAAATAATTATTTTTTACCAAGTTCTTTATTAAGAGTTGCCATAGCATCTTTAATCTTAGCATTTTGTAAAAATTGATTTTTAGCATCCTGAAATTTAGGATTGTTTCTTAATTTATCATTAAGGCTTTGTTTAACCTTTTTACTAAAATCTGAAAACTTCCCCTCTTCAGCGGCTGTTATAATTTCATCTAACATTTTTTTCCTTTATATTTGTATTTCAATATTATTTATATTACATATCATCATCAGTTTCAAAAAACCTTTTATATTTATTATCACTTTTTTCTTTTTCTATTTGTTTGTGCATTTCATCAATTTCTTCATCATTCAAATCTAAAACATTTTTATATACATATTCATAACTAAAATAAGTTCCAATTAATTCTTCAATATTAGTAAATAATTCTAAAGAAGAATTAAGTTTATCTTTTTTAAGTTTTTCAAAGAAAATATTTTCAGTTGTAAATCTAATATTTAAACCATCCTTGATAATATCATCCCATTCTTCTAATGTTATTGTACCTTTAAAAATTAGTTGTCTTTTTAATATACCATATACAAGTTCTAAAAATAAATTTCTTAATCTTGAAATAAAATTGAAAAATTTAACTTCTTCTCTTGAAACTGATGTATCAGTAAAATCAAAAGTAGCACCTGAGTCACCCTCATCATTAATTCTATCAATAGGAACTTTTAATGCTGTATATAGTTTTCTTTTAAAATAAAGAATATCACCTAACTCACCAAGATTACCTGATTCATCTAAAGTATCAACTTGTGTACCCTTAGCACCATCTCTATTAGGAAACCAATAATCTTCAGTAAGTGCGGCAATATGTTGTTGGTTAGAAATTGTTCCATCATTAACATTATAAAACTTTTTAAATTTGAATTTATTTTTAATTTTACCCATATATTCTTCTGCTTTTTTGTTATTAAGTTTAGAAACATCAACATTAAAAACTCTTCTTGAAACAGAACGGCTATATCTCATAGGTATTAACATATCTTCAAGTGTACTTAATTGATTAGCAGGTTTAATTGCTGTATGAAGATTACTAAGTATTAAATTATCATCATATATACCTGAGTCAATTCTGATAATTTCTTCTTCTGAAAATATTTTTGAACCTCTTTTTTGATTACCCTCAAAAGTTTCAACATATTCCCATAATTTTGTATCATAGTTATATATTAAGTTAAATGGTGATAGTATTTTAAAAGAAACAATCCCTTTTTCTTTATCATCTTCATCATACGCACAATGAATATTTAGTTGCCCATCAACATAAAACATATCAAAAAGTGTATATATATTTTTATGTAAATTTAATCTTGTTAATATGTAGTTAAATTCTTCTTGAATAGCATCTTGTAAATTTTGTGGAATATCTGTATTAAATATTAAATCAAGATATTTGCTATCTCCAGGACTGAAAATTGCTTCATCAATTATTTCATTTTTAGCATCAGAAACTTCGGGTGTCATAGCAATTTTTCTATACATTTTTATTAAATCATTTTGTTTATCAGCAGTTTGTTTCTTTTTTAGCTCATTAAAAGCCCATAAACCATCAGCACCATCATCATAAAAACCAGTTGGTGAAAAGTCATTAAAGTCCTTTATCACATCATCTTTACTAGGTTCAGATGAAAGTTCTACATCATTTTCTTTTTGTTCATCTCTTAAAAATGGTTTTGAAAGAATTTCAAATAAATTAGCCATTATTTTATACCTTTGTTTTAATTTATAAATATTTATAAATTATAAGGAGCCGAATATGGTTTATGCTAAAGAAAGTAAGATGGTGTATTTTAAAGGACAAAATTCAAGAATAGTTAAAGGTGCTGAATATAAAAAAGATTCACAAATAGTATCTATGTATCCTGAATTATTTGAAGTTAAAGAAGTAGTTTCAACTAAAAAAGAGCCTAAGAAAAGTGCTAAGGTTGAGAAAGTAGAAAAGGTTGAAGAACCAAAAGAAGAATTATTGATTGAAACTCCTGTCGCACCTGTTGAAGTTGTAGAAATTCAGGAAGAACAAGAAGAACCTGAAAAAAAACCAAAAAAATCAAGAAGAAAAAAATAATTAAAAAGGGATAAACCCTTTTTAATCCATATTTTTAAGTTTATTTTTAAGTTTATTGTTATATACTTTTACAAATAATATAAAGGCTTAAAAATGATAAAACAATTAATAAATGAATTTAAAAATATGGATAGTTTACCTATAATAGAGATAGAAACTTTAGAAGATGGTTGGAATTATTATACAATTAATATTTCAGAAACATCTTTATGGTGTCAAGGTGTTAATAATGTAATTAGCATTGATTTAGATGAATGTTTTTCATTAGATGAACATCTACAATATCTATATGAATATATTATAGAAGATTTACTAAATAATGGTTTTTCCATTTAAGTTTTATTTAAGTCTAATATGTTATAATTTTACATATCAAAAGACAAAAAGGACTTAGAATGAAAATTATAACTAAAAATGAAAATTTTAAAATACCAACAGATTTAGAGGTTAATAGTTTTATTAAATCTTTATATGAACAATCATTAGATAAAGAACTTACAGTAAAACAGATTGTTGCTTTAAAAAGTATTTTAAATATTGAATTAGAAAGTCCTATATATAAAACTAAAATAATTAAACAATATAAAAAATATTATTATAGAACTGATTACCACGGTGATTATTTACAAGATTGTGATTTTGTTTATGATGTGGATGAAAGTGATTTAGAAAAAGTTATACAAGATGCTCACGCAGGACAATATAGTTATGAGAAATATATTAAAGAATATTCTTTTGTAAAAGATGTTGAAATTCCATCAGTTATTACAAATATTAAATATTTTATGGATGAATTATATGAAGATTATGTTGCTATTGCTAATAAAATTAAAAGAAATAAATTCAGAAAAACAAAAACAAAAAATGATGCTATATATGCTTTAAATAGTATATTAGATTGTAATGCTGATATAGAATTAATTAATAAAGTATTAGGTAAAAAATATAAGTATTAATGGGTAAAAATTACCCTATAATACTTTCTAAATCTTTCATTTCAACTTCAAGTATATTAATAATATTACTTAGCTGTTTATAAATTTCTTTTAATTTTTTTGGGTCATTAGCATAATCTGTTAAAATTCTCCTATTTATTTTATCCACTTTTCTTTGGTCTTGTGAATAATATGTTCCAAAATTTCTAATTTTTGTCATTGTACTTAAATAATAATCATAGACTTTTAGTGCTGTTACTGCTTCATCAAGTGTATCAACTTCATTACTTTTTGTATTAGCTACATATTCTTTAAATGTTTTCATTATAAAACCTCTTTTTATATTATTTATAATGCTTAATATAAACTTTATTACCTGAATCATATATTTTTCTATAACCATTATTATACATATTTTCAGTTCCTGTTAAATTAGGATTAAAATTTTCAAATATATCTTTTAGTTTGTGTTTTTGGAATTTATTTCTTGACCATAACACTTTTTCATCTATTTTAAAATAGAAAAAATTAGGTACTGTATTATGACTAAATATAAAACCAACTTTTTCATAAAAATTTCCTTGTGACCATCTTCTATTAGCATATGATATAAGACTTTTTGGTTTGTATTTTCTTTCAAAATATTTTAATAATCTAGTACCACCACCTTGTATAGTGTAACCTTTTTTGGTACAAAATCTTATAAGTTCATATTCGATATTTTTATCATATCTTGATTTACCAAATGTCATAATAGACATTAATTCATTATTATAATATAGACCTATTTTAATGCTACTATTATTATAACCTTGTATATGGTTATCATCAATAAAAATTCTAGCTTCTTTTGTAGGTACTTCTTTTATAATACATTTTCTAGCACCAATTTTATTATTTTTATTGAGTTTATCATTTATAATAGAAACCCATATACT